TCATATAATTGATTTTAGTTCTATTAGTAAATTAAAAGGGGATAAAGATATTTTAAGTAAATCTTTCTTAGAAGAGTTATCTCACCATATAACAGAATAATTATTATAAAACATTATGGCTGGTAAAAAAATATTTATAGAGTACGATATTGACAGTAAAGACTTAAAGATAGCCAATCAGGATACTTTATCTTTAACTCAACAACTTCGTATTTTAAAGAAAGAACTTCAAAAGGGTGATTTAAAACCTGAACAATTTGATATTCTTCGTAAAAAGATTGGTGATACTGAGGACCAGATTGCTAAGACAACTGTAAAGTCTAAGGACTTTTTTGGTGTTTTATCAACATTACCTGGCCCCGTAGGTCAATTTGGTTCATCAATTCAAGGTGCTGTAGATACATTAAAAGTTTTTAGTTCATTCTCATTTAGAGATATTAAAAATTCATTATCAGATATTGTTGATGATGTTAAAGATGTTGCAAGTAACTTTTTAGGATTAGGTGAAAGTACAAAAACTACTAAAGTTGAATTAGATAATACTTCTTCAAGTTTATCAAACGCAGCAACACAAGCGGGTGCTACGGCTGGTGCGGTAAGTAATTTATCTAATCAATATTCTAAAACTGCTGTAAATTTAGCTGCGTCTAAAGTTACTATTGATGAGGTAAATGCTGCAGTTCAAAATTTAACCAATAGTGGGTTTAATGCACAAATTGATACATTAAAAGACGCAAAAGGTGCGGTAACAGATACTGTAGTATCATATATTGATGCTAATGGTGAAATTCAATTATTAACTGAAAATCAAACTAAGGCTGCAGCGTCAACTAAAGGAATGATTACCAGTATTGAAGGATTAGTTGTTGCAGAAAAACAAGCAACTTTTTGGACAACTACTTTAGGAAATACTATTAAATCTGTTTTAATTGGTACTGGTATTGGTATTGCCATCGTTGTAATTGGTACGTTAATATCTAAAATTTATGAATGGGTAACTTCAACTGAAGAAGCTGACGCAGCAAACAAAGCCCTAAATGAAACAATCAAAGAACAAGATAGATTATTGGCGGTTAACCTTAAAGCAATTGATGCGGCAACAAAACAGGCAGTATCAAGAGCGAAGATTGCGGGTAAGACTGAACAAGAAATATTTGATATACAGAAAAAGGGTGGTGAAGAAAGATTAAAAGAACTTAGAGATAATGATAATAAAATCCTCAAACAAATTGATGAGGTTTCAAAAAATACAGTTCTTAAGGAAGAAGATAAGAATAAGTTATTAGAAGATTTAAGAGCCAAGTCATTAAAATCTAATGGAGATATTATTGACCAAATCAACGCTAATGAACAAGCAAGATTAGATTTTCAAGTTGCACAAGCTGACAAATCAAGACAGCTAGCATTACAAGCACAACAAAAAAGAGAAGCTGATAACAAAGCACATCTTGCTAAAATTGAGGCGGATAACAAATCGGCTGACGAAACATTATTATTACTTCAACAAGAAAATAGTGTTTTAGTATTAGAAGGTGAAAGAAAGAGACAAGACCAAGAACTTAAAAATCAAGCTGAGAACGAGAAGAAAAAAATTAATAGTTTAGAAATATCTGAAAATAAAAAGAAAATTATTATTGCACAGATTGATGAGAAATATAGATTGAAACAAATTGATGTAGATAAGAAAAGAAAAGAAGAAGATGCAACTACAGAAAGAGAATTTCAAAGAAAATTAGAGGATATTAGAATTGCCGCAATTGAAGATACTGTTAAAAGAGATAAAGCGGAAAGAGAAGCAAAATACAATAGAGATTTAGACGATTTAGAAAGAGATAAAGAATTTATAAAATTATCAGAAGAAGAGAAGAATAAAGTACGTTTAGCACTTAGAAAAGCGTACGATATGGCTATCAAAACAATTGATGATGATAAGACAAAATCTGACGCAGAAAAAAGACTTAAGGATTTAGATGATGAATTAAGATTTTTACAAATACGTCAAGAGGCTATCAGAGCGGGAACAAAGGCGTTCTTTGATGGTCAAAGAGAAATACTTGAAGTTTCTGAGAAAAGAGAAATTGCGGCTGCAGAAGGTAAAGAAAAAGAAATTACCGCAATTAAAGAGAAGTATGTTAAATTAAGAAGGGACCTTGACCAACAAGAGTTACTTTCTTATATGGAAATAGCTTCTCAGACCGCACAAGTTGCTTTACAAGTAACACAAGCGGTTGGTGCTGTGTATGAAGCACAAATGGCCAAAGAATTGAAAGATGCTGGCGATAATCAAGCTAAACAAGAAGAAATTAAGAAGAAGTATTTTGAGAAAAACAAGAAACTTCAAATTGCACAAGCATATATTGCAACATTCCAAGCCGCAGTACAAGCGTACTCAGCGATGGCGGGTATCCCTGTAGTTGGTCCTGTTTTAGGTGCAATCGCAGCAGCCGCAGCAATTGTTGCAGGTTTAGCTAACGTTTCAAAAATTAGAAATACACAATACGAAGGTGGTGGAACTGGTGGTGAAAATGCACAACCTGCAGGAAACCAAATGGGTAGAGGATACGCAGATGGTGGTATTGTAAGAGGACCAGGTACATCTAAATCAGATAGTATCCCTGCAAGATTATCAAATGGGGAAGCAGTAATGACAAGTGGTGCAGTAACGATGTTTGCACCGATGTTAAGTATGATGAACCAAATGGGTGGAGGTGCATCGTTTGCAAGTGATTTAAATGTAACATCACCTGACAATCCAACAAGAACAAATCCAGCGATGGAACAACAACCATTAATAATAAAAACTTATGTTGTTGAGAATGAAATGACAAATTCACAACAACGTCAAGCAAGACTTAAAGACCTTTCAACTTTATAATATGGCTAAAGGAAAATCAAATAACGCACACAAAATAAGCTTTGGTAAGAAAAAATCTCAACCAACTGGTAAAAAGTCATATGGTCCTAAAGCACAGAAACCTAAAAAGTATAGGGGACAAGGACGATAACTTTAAAACCAAATAACAAAATTTTATATTTTAATATATGAAGAAAGATAAAGTATATGAATTAAGGATTGAAGAGGATGATGAAATATCAGGTATCGATAGTATATCCTTAGTTTCAGAACCCGCAATTGAGATAAATTGGGTGGCTTTCAATAAAGTTAAACCTGAAGACTTTCATATTCCCGAAGGTGAGGATGACAAATATATCCAAAAACTTATTGCAACAGCACAAAACGAACAAGAATTATTTGATGAAGGTTGGGTTGTTGATAGTGTGGAAATATTAGATGATAAAAATAGTTTTATTTCAACCAATCCTAACGGTCCAAGTATGGAAGATGAAAAAGAATATAACGTAAGATACAAATATATTCTTAAACCAGGAATTGCAACAAATCCTATTATTCCAACAACAAGAGATTTTTGTAAAACTCTAATCAACCGTAATTACGTTTGGAGAGTTGAAGATATGGACGCAACACAGAATGACTTTGGTCAATCTGCGATGGTATGGAGAGGTGGATACAATTGTCGTCACGTGTGGAGTAGAATTAAGTACAAAAAAGATGCAACAATTACAAACAAAGCGTCTGTTAATAAAGGTAAGGTTTTAGAAGGTGGTTTTCCAAATGATATTGACCCTGACCCAAGAGTTTTAGGTTATCCTGAACCAGATACGGTTACAAACAAAACGTTAGGTAATCCATCACCATCTACAATTAAGAATTTAGGTTTATCAAAAGAAAAAATGGAAATTATTCCTCCAAATGTAAACGTATATGGTTACCATACGAGATTCTTCCAAATATGTCCTGGCGCACAAGCTACCTTTGAACATCTAATATCTATGGATAATGATGATGATACCAAAGGAATGATTAGAAGTGCTGCACAGGTTGCTGATAATGTGTTTAGAATTGAGGATGAAGTAATCAAAGCAGAAAGTGCAACAGAACATCAATATGAAGAGGCGGTTATATTGGTAGACGACTTTAAAGATATTATTGGTGAGATAGATAAGATTAGTGGAATGAAACACGATATATCTTATATGGATGGTCATATTGACAAGATTGAGGAATATCTACAGGAAGATATGGGATATGATGTTAGTACAATCACAGGATATGTTGACCAAGGTATTAGAAAGAAAAAGAAGAAAAGAGATAACTATGAGTCTTATTCAGATTATCCTGATAGTGTTAAAAATAACGCTAAAGCAGTATTAAAATATGTTGAAGAAAACGGATGGGGTTCTTGTGGAACTGACGTGGGAAAACAGCGTGCAAACCAATTAGCTAAGGGTGAACCCATCTCGGAAGACACGATACGTAGGATGTACTCTTATCTATCAAGACACGAGGTAGACTTACAATCAAGTAAGGGATATGGTGATGGATGTGGTAAGTTAATGTATGATAGTTGGGGAGGTAAGTCAGCTCTAAGTTGGGCTGAGTCTAAAATCAACGCTATTGACAGAGAGAAAATGTCATCACAGAAGTTCCAAACTGATGATGAAAAACGTATTGTGGTTGGACCAGCTATGGTTCCTGACCTTAAAATATTCCGTAAGGATAAAAAGGGTAATCCATATTATGTTACATTCAAAGAAGACACAATCAAGATGATTGCTGACAAGTATATGAGGAACAAGTATATTGACAATAACGATACCGAACATAACGGTAGAGCCGCAGAAGATGTATATGTTTATGAAAGTTGGATTAAGGAAAGTCAGGAAGACAAATCAACCAAATATGGTTTTGGTGACTTACCAATTGGGACTTGGTTTGTTAGTATGAAGGTTCGTAACCCAATCGTATGGGAAAGAATAAAGAAGAAAGAATTAAACGGATTCTCGGTATCAGGATTCTTTGAAGAGATTGAACAGTTCAAGATGGAACAACAATTCTTAAAAGAACTTGCTGAGATATTAAAAGATTTATAGTCTAATAAATATAATTTATATTTCTATATATAAACCAATAAATAAAAAACAAATAAATACGTATGTCAAATCCAAAAAACGCTATTAGTCAAATTAAAAATTTGATGAAACAATATGGTTTCTTGAATGACGAACCTACTTTGCAATCTTTCAAATTAGAAGATAATACAATTGTTGAAACTTTAAAACTTAAAGCTGGTGAGAGAATTACCAAAGTTAATGACGAGTTTAACAGAGTAGCATTAGAGTCAGGTTCTTATCGTCTTGTAGAAAACTTTGAAATTGAAGTTAAAGAAGGTAAGATTATGTCAGTTAAAGAAATTTTTGTTGACGCAAAATTAGTAGACGGTACTGTTGTTAAGGTTGAAGGTGAAGAGGTAGTTGAAGGTGCAGCTGTTAAAGTTGTAACTGAAGACGCTGAACTTCCTGCACCAGACGGAGTACACGAATTAGAAGGTGGAATGAAAATTGAAACCAAAGACGGTGTTATCGTTAAGATTGAAGAAAAAACTGAAGCAGGTTACGGTTACAAAGAAAAAGATATGGAAGATGTTGAAGTTCCTGTCGAAGTACCAGCTGAAGTTGCTCCTGTTGCACAAGAAGTTGTGGAAGCAATTGTTGAAGCTTTAGTTCCATTAATGGATGAAGTGAAAGTTCTTGTTGAAGAAATGAAAAAGATGAAAGAAGGTATGAAAGAAATGAAAAATGACTTTAATGCTTTCAAGAAACAACCAGCAGGAAAGAAAATCTCTGACGGTAAAACAGATTTTAATAAAGAAGAAAAATTAGACTCAGTAGATGCAAGAATCGCTTCTATTATGAGTATGAGAAAAAAATAAAAAACATTTAAAAAAATAAGAAAATTATGAAAAATTATTCAAAACAAGATTTTGAGTACGTAGTAAGTTCAATTACTGGTTTTACAGACCAAACTTCTACTGAATTGATGATGAAAGCTTTAGTAGGTGGAACTACCGCTAAAGTATCTAATGTAAAATTAGGTATCAAAGGTACTCAACAAATTCAAATTTTAGACAGTACTCCAGCATTCCAAAAAGGTGCTTGTGGATGGTCTGCAAGTGGTACCACATCATTCTCTCAAATCTCTCTAACAGTATGTCCTGAGAGAATTAACGAATCACTTTGTCCTGATGCGTTATACAGCACTTATCAGTCATTACTTTTACAAAAAGGTGAGACTGAAGAATCAGTTCCGTTTGAATTACAAATTGCTGAATTGAAAGTAAAACAAATTCAACAAAGAATTGAACAAAAATTATGGCAAGCAACTACATCAGGTGGTGATTGCTTTAACGGTTTCAAATCATTAATCGTAACAGGTGCAACATCTGTAGCGGCTTCTGCATCAGGTACAACTTTCTCTCCAACTGCAGCTTACGGTTCAAATGGTAACCCAATCACTGAAGTAGATAAGTTAATCTCTGCTTTAGATGATAATGCACAAGCTATGGAAGACTTAGTAGTGTTTATGTCTTACGCTAACTACAGATTGTATGTACAAGCGTTAACTAAAGCTAACTTCTTCCAAAACTACATCGGTTCTTCAACTCAAATTGGTGGTGAAGCAAACGCTTTCGCGGTACATCCAAACTCAACAGTTAAAGTTTATCCTACATTAGGATTGAACGGTTCTGGTAAAGTTGTAATCGGACCAGCTCAGTATTTCATCGTAGGTTTTGACGCCTTATCAGATTCTGAAAAATTAGATATGTGGTGGTCTCGTGATAACGATGAAATTCGTATCAGAGGTAACTACAACTACGGTGCAGCTTTAGTTACATTCAGTGGAGTTAACTACTTCGCAACAAACAACATCGCTTAATTAACGATATAGAAACAGGGAGGTGAAAGTCCTCCCAAATTTTAAAATAAATAAACAAAACAATTAATATAAAATAATATGAGTTGCTATATATCAGAAGGAATTTCTTTAAATCAGTGTTCAGATTCTATAGGTGGTATCCAAAAGATTTATATCGCTGGTGGTACAGGTACAACAGTGGGTGGTGTGACAGGTTTCACATATACCGCTGATGACAGTATCTCAGGTGCTACTAGTGCTACTGGTACAATCTTCTACGGATTTGAATTAAAAAGAGGAACCTCCCAACTTACTCAGAACATCCAAAAGTCATTTGAGAACGGAACCGTTTTCTATGAACAATTATTGGAGGCGGTAATGTATAAATACGATGCTTCAAAAAGAGCTATCATCGAAAACTTAGCACAAAAAGATAACTTACAAGTTATTGCAATTGACCAAAACGATACCGCGGTAATGTTAGGTCAAGTGAGAGGTATGTATGTATCTGCAGGTGCTTTAACTTCAGGTTTGGCACTCGGTGACAGAAATGGTATGAATTTCACGTTAACAGGACAGGAACCAGTTCCTGCAAGAGTTATCAATGGAACTTTAGCCACTGTCTTCACAGGTGCATCATTCGTTGGATAAAAAAATTATGGTGAAAGCCATCAATTATATACACATATCCTGATAAAAG